ACGTAATTCACTAGAGCCGCCTGACTCTTCGATTTGGTCATGGATTAAAGTCTGCATGTTTCTTGCAGCTTTTTTAGCCGGAGCCATTTCAGGTATTTGTGGGCTTGGGTGAGCGCCTTCTGAAAGCTCTGTGCCTGCTTCTGCAAGTGCTTCGTCTAGTACGTCTTTAGTTCCTGTTAGCGTAGAGCCTGCAGCAAGTACGTCATCTCTACCATCCCCTACGTAACCCACATCGTATGGGTCAGTAGGTTCGGCTGCTTCTTGGTCCTCAGTATCGTAAGCGATGGGGGCGCTTGTCTCGATATTTGATTGACCTTCGCTTATGTGTACATACTTTGAAATTCCTTCGGGCAGTCGTGTTTCACGTACACCGATTGGAAACTCACCTGTACCAAATACAACATCTACTAGCTGACCAAATGCTGCAAGTACTTTTGTTTTTGTTACTTTAACAAATACTTTAGATTTTTCTGACTCACGGAAACGTACATGTTTGCCGTACATGCCTCGGAAGTTGTGGTAAGCTGTAAGCCATCTTTGTTCGTCAAACTCTCTGGCTTGCTCTGCTGAAGCAAATCTATCTTCAACTAAACCTACAAAACGGTTACGTACATCTTCTTCGAGTTCTAGCTCCATTCCGTTTGCTGTTTCTTCAGGCTCGAAGTATAGCTCGTTAGCTGTGTCCATCATTTCTTCTTCGTTCATGTATTAGTATCCGAAAGTTGAGTCAGAAGGATTAAAGTTTGATTCCTTTCTGAATTGTCTTAGTTGTTGTATTGTATCGTTGATTCTAGGTCTTGACATTATCAAGTATCTTAGTGCATCGTATGCGTGGTCAGATGCGTGTGTATCAACGTCTTCGGGCTTGCTTTTGTCTATAGGAATACTTTGAAGCTCACGTATCAGGTTAGGACATGTATTAAAAATCTGTAATCGTGGTCTACCGCTTTGTTGAAGCTTCAAGTATTCGTGAATCTGTATTTTACCTTGTATTCTATTCTTGTCTGCTCTTCTGAGCTTATGTCCGGCTCTTAGAAGCGTTTCGCCAACAGTTGGACCTGTAGTACCGGTTCTGTTCCAACACGCTGTATCGAGCACTCCGGGCACTGAGAAGGGGTCTTCGTAT